ACTGACACCGCGATATAGTTCTCAACGAACTTTGCGATAGAATAACCCATACTTTTCGCATACATACCAAAAAGGTCAGCATTTTCCTGGACCTTTACGATGTCGCCTATGCGTTTTGCTTCGTAGGCGTGTTGGTCTACAGAGAGATCAACCTTACCATCCGTGTTCGCACCATAGGTAACAGCCGAGCCAGAGGACAATGAAGCCGCTGTCTCTTCGGTTACTTTTGGAACGTGGATAGTATCGCCACCTGCCGAAACCATGCTTGATAGATCGGTTACCTGATTTCTTAATTGGAACGCACGTTCCGCATAATCAAGAATTCCGTCCGACCACATTTCGGGAATGAAGTTTGCTGCAGTAGTTAATGTTACTTCTGCCATTTTTAATTCCTATTTCGTGTAACCCGCTACAATACCTGCCCAGTTGTCACGCCTTTCATCTTTACTCATCTCAGACATTTTCTTTGATGGGGTAGTTGAAACACCTGCAACTGATGAATCAGTCTTGGCGGGTTTAGGTTTTAGAATTTTCCCATGAACTTTCCGCAGGGCGGGTGTTGGAAGTTCCTTGAAATCTTCCCGATCTTCCTCGGAAAAATCAGAGAGCAGTTCTTCTCGCATGGTAGCATCGTCAGCTTTCGCCCGTTCCACGATGGGCTCTAATTCAGCAATCTGTTTACCCCGCTCTTCAGCGAGTTCACGCCACTGGTCATTTTCTTCCATCTGTTTCTGCCTATCTACATCCATTTGCTTCTGAAGTTTGCCTAACTTCGTCTCTGCTTTCTGTGCCCGTTGCCGATACTTTTTGCTTTCTGCTATGAACTCGGCGTAATCCTCACCTGAAGTTGATTCCTGTACTTCTGGTTCTGGTGCTTGACTCTCCTGAGCCTCTTGAGTTTCTTCGGTCATGCTGACCTCCTGTTTGTTATATCTTAAATCTTATAGTTAAAAGGGGATGGTGGGAATCGAACCCACGCTTATATTTAAAGGTATATATTAGATCCTGTCATCCCCCGATTTTGATGGTTGTTGTACCTGATACTTTTTTAAGTTTTCTATCTATCTGCCTTCCGTATTCATCCTCAATAAATTTTTCTATGTGTTTAGCAACAGGACGTTTATCAGCGGTGATTACTCTACCCCTTTTCGCTTGGCCTTCAATGATGTGCCCGAACGATGCCCAACCGATTGTCACTGAATCCCGTGTTGCATTTAAAACTTTTAAGTCCCCCATCGTATCATTCGTCAATACAAAATTCGGCTTTCCTTTAGCATGTGCCGTTGATTGACGTGGAATTAATCCTGATGACTTTCGTTCTGCATAATCTTTTGAATAGGCTTTGAAAGGGCGACCATATACATCTTTCCCTTTATTTATCGTCCAATCCTTAATTTTACCAACGACTTTATTACCGAGTTTCGTCCATTCGGATTTAGACCTCGGGATTATATCTGGTATTCCTTTAGCCACTTAATTGTTGAAGGGGAGTTTGTGGCGTTTGCCATTTCCCTTCGTCCTGTTTTGATGAAATTCTATTCTTCGCTCCAGATTGATCTAATAATGCGGAAGAAGCCGCCTCGATAGCAGTCCACCTATGACGGCAATTAAACCCACCGCCATCTACAAATGAACCGGGATAAGATGATTCGACTTCGTCTTGTGTTAATTTTCCCGCACTCGCCATCTCAAGACAAATATCCCGAGTCCTATCATCAACAGGTCCTTCATAAATAAACTTTTGATCGGCAGGTAAACTCCGAGCCATCTCAGCATTAACAGTACGACTAAAAGTATTTAGGGAAGTATTAACCAACGTCTTGGCATGATCTGGTCGGACTATTTCCTTGAGTGAATTAAGCATTTGAGTATCACTTGCACCAGATAAGACTTTACGACCCAATTCCTGCTTAATAAGATTAGCCTGATAGCCTGCTTGTTTCATAAAGGTCGCTTTATCAATAGCTACCATAGATTGTAACATAGGTTCGGTCACTGATCCGTACATTTTCATGTTGGCAAGGACACCCGTTTCATATTTCACCATTAAATTGTCTATGTCAGCCGCAAAACCTATATCTCTTAAAATAAATTCTTCCATATCAAGGGCTGATAAAGCAAGATAGATTTCACTACTTACCAATCCCTGCTTTCGCATATCTACAATAGCATTGACAATAGAGACTTCCATAAGCTCTACCGCTTTGGCAAATTCAACACCTGCTATTTCTATTTCTTTTTGTATGTTAGGCAACTTGTCGTGCTAATGCTCCTAATAGTCCTTGTTGCTCTTCGGGGGGCGGCTGTGATTCAGTTTTGGCTTCACCAATTCGTTCATCTATTTCTTCCTCACTGAAATCTGGATTGTAATGTCTGAACCAATCCTTCTTGGTAGCTAAACCATTCGTCCATTTCCATTCCCATTCTTCTCGTTCTTCTTTCGGGGATAGCGGGATGTGAGGCTCGGTAAAATCAACGTTGTATTCATCCCCCACATTTATTCCATTCGTTTCCAATATCACTTTATCTAAATCGAATCTTTTACTTTCAAATTTTCGCCATCTTTCAAAATCAGCCATAACAGCTTCGGTTAGATCAACTTCAAGGATTCGCTGATGTTCACCACTTGTAGAACCCGCATCACTACCCCATTTAACTTTAAGATGTAGAGCATGGGCTGTTGTTTCAACTATCCACTTCATATTCTCCCTAATCTCATTTAAGGATCCTGATGGTGATACAATGGAATAATTTGCACCCTCTGGCAATACTAATAGCTTAGACACATCCATCTTTAAGCGTGTTGCTTCATCCACTCCAGTTAAAACACTCTGACCGAGACTTTGATACATATTCCCAAGTGATAATTGAGTGCCGAATACGTTATAGAGTTGATTGGAACTTGAGACCATTTTCCCCTTGCCAGTACGCCACCATTCGTTACCCATCATAGGATAAAGATGACTCCATACAATAGGTATTACTCCATAAGGATTTACATCCTCTTCGTTCACATGGATAATCTGACCGCTCTTAAGTATCTTAAAATGGGCGTTATCACTCCAGTAAACCCACTCCTGTTCTTCTGTTTTAGAATTACCGTGACTAAATAAAGGATAAACTATTCCAATAGGTCTTGGATCATTACAAACGAACAAAGGTTCGAAATCAGTAAGGATATGTGAGTCTAATACTTTTCTATCTTCATCATAGAATCGAAGCATAGCAATCGTACCGAGTAACCCTGTAAGCCTATCCATTTCAATCATATCTTGATCTAAGTCACCTATTACTTCATGGTAGCGTTCGTCTGACTTCCTTTCTGGTGGAGTTTTATATGCAATAAATCGAGCATCAATTAGTTTTTTAGTGACGTTGACTGCCATAGGAGGAGCATATTTAAGTGCCAATGGATCAAACCATTTGCGAGTATTTTCTTCAAGATTAATCCCTTCATAATAGTTCATTGAATTGATCCTATCTTCACGCTCTTTAATATGGGAATCATCTATCCATTTTTTTATACTTGCGACAATACTCATTTCGCTTAAATCGGGAATAATCATTTACCAATACCTTTGTACTTCAATCGCCTCCCGCTTAACGATTGGAAACTTATTAACGAAAAAATAACGGACAGCATCCATGCCGTGATCGTGTCGTCCATCTTTTAGTGGGTCATCCTTAAGTCTTTGATTCTCTTTCTTGTCTGGATAGCGATAGTTTTCAAAATCTTCTATGATGCCTTTACATTCATCCGAGACGAATAGCCTTGTTTTCCCATCGGCGTTTTCGAGATACGATCTAACCAAATCAATACCTGAAGCGATGGAACGGCTAACTTTATCCGTCTTAAATCTTGGGAAGATACCCTTTCTTTTAAAGATTTCAACGTCTCCGACTCCTGATGTTGATTGAACTCCTGCTCCCGCTGGGTCGCAATAAACGTGTAAAACGGGGTAGTTCTTTGCAAGAATCTTATCAGCCAATTCCTCGGTTTTAACATTTGTTTTATGAATGATCTCATCTATGATATGGACTTCAACATCCCCATCCACTTTACCAACTTGTAGCCAAACAACGGAAGGCATGCGAAAGCCAAAATCAATAGAGCAATAAGTCTCCCAATTAGGGTTGAAATCATATCTACCAACGTGTATGTCTCTGTCGAAATTGAATACCGTTCCTGCCCATGAAGTAAATCGTGCGAGATATTCTTGTTCGTAGGTCTCTTTTGTGAATTCATTCTTGAGTTCCTCTACGTTATCCCTGAAGTACCTCGAACTTGTACTGGCGTGCTGCCAAGACTCCCATTCGGGATAATCATCAGACTGCCCTCTCGTGTAGAGATCATGTAGCCAGTTGTATCCCCGAGGGGTTGAAACGAATA